TCCATTCAGGCAGAATACAAAAATGGCCTACTGAGAGTCAAAATACCTCTAGAGAAAGAGGAGAAAAAAGATATAATGATTGAAGTTAAGTAAAACTTTGAGGTGACTTATATCGCTCCTTCTAGGTTGTGCTTACCTAGAAGGAGTTTTTTATGATCACTTACGGAATAACGGTAGCAGACGAGTTCTTTGAATTTAAAAGATTAATTAATTCACTTGAGCCATATGTTTTACCAGACGAAGAGATTGTCATATTGGCAGATAAGAACAAAGTAACGAAAGAGATTGAAGAGTTCTGTGAACTTTGTGGGTTGACAGTAAACTACTTTGATTTTAAAAAAGATTTTTCTGAGTTTAAGAATACATTATTTGAGTTATCTACAAAAGATTATTTGATGCAGATTGACGCTGATGAACAAATACCACCGTCTTTATTAAATGCATTAAGGGCAGTAGTGCAAAAAGGAGATATTGATCTGCTTTGGATTCCAAGGATTAATGTCGTTCGCGGGGCGACAGAAGAACACATCAAAAAATATAACTGGACAATAAACGAAATGGGCTGGGAAGGATTCCCTGATTTTCAGTCTCGTTTCGTTTCCACTAAAGGCCATGTTAAGTGGCAAAATAAAGTTCATGAGGTTTTAGCGGGAGCGAAGAATCAAGCTAAATTATCTAGTGAACCTATTGAGCATTTTTGCATTCTTCATGTTAAGGATATTCAAAAACAAGAAAAACAAAACGACCTCTATGACACAATCTAAACCACTAGTCTTAGTCAGAGCTGAAGGTGGATTAGGAGATTGTCTTTTGTCTAATAGATTTATCCCTGCCATCAGAGAACATCACCCTGATTGTCATATCACTTTTGCTTTTGATAATGATAGAGGAGAGACTTACCAGCTTTCTGTATTAGAAGATTTTTATTCAAGTGTGTCTGATAGGTATTGTTTCTGGAGCGAGATAGAAGAGCAGGACTTTGATTACTTCTATGATCTTCACATAGATAAAATGAAGTGGACTACTTATGACTTTGATTGGTTGAGTAGGTTTTATTATTTTCCAAGGCCAGAGATTAAGGTTGAAAAGGGCGATTACGTTTGTCTTCATTTGACTCATAATTTATGGGAGCCAAAAAACCTTAAGAAGGATTATATTACTAAACTGGTCAACTCTCTTTATGATACTGGCAATAAGCTAGTCGCGATTTGTACAGAAAAAGAAAAAGAGCGTTACTCTGATGTTTTGGATAAAGTTAAAATAGTTTGCTCTAGTATTGATGAGGCATGTATTACCGTAATGGAAGCTAAAGCTTTTGTAACTATTGATTCTGGCTTTAAATATATGGCTTATGCAAATGGAGTCCCTACAATAGAAACTGCTGACTACTATTCACAAGTGGGAGCAACTAATCCGATGATTAAAGCAAGGTGGTTGCCATTCCAAGAGAGGGGTTTGCCTCTTTACTCTGATCCTCAATACTTTGTGGTTGGCTTAAAAAATATTTTAGAAAATAGAATTTCTTCGATATTTCCTTACAATAATTCAACACAAAAGACTTTTAAACTATGAATTCTTACTCTCAAATGTCACAAGATAAAATTGTGGCTCATTTATTTAAAAATAAAAAAGGTTTTTTCTTAGATTTCGGATCTGGGGATGGCGTTTCTACAAATAATCCATGTGGAAACAATACCCTTTTGCTTGAGCAAATTGGATGGAATGGTTTGTCAATTGATATCGACCCTTATTTAATTTCAATTTTTAAAAAATATAGATCCACTAGCTCTGAATGTACTGATTTGACTATCTGTGATATTGAGCTTTTGTTAAAGAAACATAACTGCCCAGATTTGATAGATTATTTTTCTTTTGATATTGATGAAGCAAGCAATCATGTAATTAAAAAATTTCCATTTAAAAATTTTCAATTTAAATTTATTACATTCGAACATGATTTATATGCAAATGGACCAGAATTAAAAGATCTAGGATTCGAAATATTTAGCGAGCTTGGATACAAAAGATTGGTCAACAATGTTAATTTAAGCCCACATGGAGCTGTTGAAGATTGGTATATAAACGAAAAATATTTTCCTGATATTAATCTAACTTACCTATCAGACATTGAGCATTCAGATATTTTAAAAAATTTCCAATGATAAAGGCTTTAGGATTCAATCAAGGCCAAATAGGAGATTTGGCTATGCAGGTGGTTCTGTGTAAAAGATTTAAAAACATCTTTCCAGATAGCCATATTACATTTGGAATTAATAAAAAATACGAATCTTGCAAAGATATATTTAAAGAAAATAAATACATTGATGACATAAAAATATGGGATGGCTATGATGATTGGCCCACAAAAATTGATAAGAAATTTTTGGATGATTATTCTAGCGAATATGATTATATTTTTAATCCCATGTCTTGTCACATAGATCAACAATGGTATACGAAAACTCATCACATCCAAGCATTCGCAAATAATCATGGATTAGGAAAAATCGAAGACCTAAAAATAGATTTGGAGCGTTGGTTTGATTTAGATAAAAAATACAAAAATTGCATAGCAATTACAGCTTTTTCTAGCGCGACTGGCATTAGAGATATACCAAAAGATTTTTGTAATAAGATAATAGACTATATCCATAGTCTTGGTTATGAAACAATTCAACTTGGATTAAAAAATCACGAAAAATTAAATACCACATATGAACCAATAGGAGGAAGTGTTATTGAAGATGTTATTATAGCAGCTTCATGCAAAATGGTTCTAACGACTGATACTGGAATGAATTGGATCATGTCTGGGTATAAGCAAAATGTTCTTGGTCTTTATTCCAGTAAATCTTATCCAATTCACGCACCACTTTACAATAGAACTCCGATTAATCCAAATGCTCTATACTTAGAGTCTGATTATGTCGGTAATATAAGCTTAGAAACTATTTTTAACTATATTAATTTACTAACAAAATGATTACTTTAAAAGTTGATGAAGGATATGCTTTTGATTATTTGGCAATTCTTGAAGTTAAGAAAAATAATAATCCAGATCAAACGCAGATTTGGCTTGAATGTTTTGAATACTTATCAAGTCAGTTCTCCAAAGATTTTTGGGATAATTTAATTTCATCCAAAGAATATGAGGATATGGTTAAAGTTAATCAAAAAACTTTTAAAGCTGTAGATGAAGCTCGTTATGGCAAAATAACAGCCAAAGAAGTTGATGATTGCAATATGGATAGATATAATGCCAAGCAAAAATTTAGAAATAAATTTTTCCCAGAAAGCCAATCAACAGAATTTAAAACATAAAATTTATTAAACAATCGGAGAAATGACCTTTAGACAAATAGAAAAAGCTGCATATTTAAACTTTATTAATGAATCCTCTGTTGTTTATGACATTGGAGCGCATATTGGGGAAACTATAGAGTTCTTTAACCAAAGTAAAAACCCTAAAAAAATATATGCATTTGAACCATGTTTTAAAAATTTTGAAGATTTAAAGTTAAACACATCTAAATATTCTAATGTGGAATATTTCAATGTTGCATTACTTGATAAATCCTACTCTTGCAGGACTAAATTTAGAGACTGTAGGACAGAAGAACATGATGCAGAACAAGATATCACCTATGTTGATATTAACCACTTTATAAGCAAAAATAATTTGGAGGCTCCAACTTTCATGAAGATTGATATTGAAGGCATGGAGTCTTTAGTTTTAAATTCGCTCGTCAATATATTTAGACTAGCAAAGCCAATCGTATATGTTGAAATTCACGCTCAAGCTAGGCATATGGATAATCAAAACTATGAAGATTGTCCTCATTGGGTCTGGCCAGAAGACGGTGGTTTTGATTTCAACAATTTAAAAGATTTAAATTATGAAATTTTTTCAGAAAAACATGGTCTTTTAAAATTAGATGTTGATTGGAATCCATCTGAAGGAGATCATACTGGGTATATTCTCGCCCCTCAAAAAACCGTTAATTGGAATTAAAAAATGAAGAAAGTAATAATTACAGGAGTAACAGGTCAAGATGGTAGCTTCATGGCAGACTACCTTTTGAAGAATACTGAACACACTATTATCGCTGGAGTTCGGCGTTTAAGTGTCAAAAATCATAGTAATATTGCTCATCTGGTAGATAATCCACGCTTCAAACTTATTGACTTAGACGTTGCCGATCAAGCTAACACGGAGATGGTTATCGCGGAAGAGAAGCCAGATTACTTTATCAATTTTGCTGCTAATTCTTTTGTAGGTGTTAGCTGGAAAATGCCAGTCAATCATATGGAGACAAACGCTATGGCTGTTCTGTATCAGCTTGAAGCAATCCGTAAATACTGTCCCAAATGTCGTTACTATAATGCTGGGTCTTCAGAGGAGTTTGGAGACGTTTTGCATGCTCCTCAGTCAGAACTTCATCCATTGCGCCCAAGGAGTCCATATGGTGTTTCTAAGGCTAGTGCTAGGCACTTAGTAAAGGTTTGGAGGGAGTCTTATAGGCTTTTCGCTATTCAAGGCTGGCTTTTCAATCATGAAGGCACTCGTCGAGGTGAAGAGTTTGTGACGCGCAAGATTACCAAAAATGTAGCTCGTATTCAAAAAGAATACCCTAGCGGTGATTTCAAACCTCTTGAGTTAGGGAACGTGGACGCAAAGCGAGATTGGAGTGATGCAGAAGACTTTGTGCATGGTGTTTGGCTGATGCTTAATCAAAAAGAGCCAAAAGAATATGTCTTATCTTCAGACGAAACGCACTCCATTAGAGAATTTGTTGAGGAGGCTTTCAACTTTGCAGGATTTGCTAAAGAACAGTGTCGGTGGGAGGGTTATAGTGTTAACGAGAAGTATTACCACGAAGATAAGGTATTAGTACAGATTAACCCAGCTTTTTATCGTCCTGCTGAAGTAGATTTACTTTTAGGTTCTTCTGATTCGGCTAGGAAGGAACTGGGATGGTCTCCGAAAACAGATTTTTTGGGTTTGGTTAGAAAAATGGTTGCAAACGATATTGAGTCATATTAGGATGCTCTTATGCCAAGAGGTAAAAAAGAGTGTCCCAAATGTTCTGCCTTATGTTCTTCTCGTTCTCTAGTCTGTGAATGTGGATTCGCTTTTAAAAATCAAAAAAAAACACCCAAAAGCCCTACTTATTTTAAAGAGAGGCAACAGTTTATAAGGAAGATGCTGAATGACCAGCCTTCTATTAACTACAAATTGGATATGATCGCAGCTACAAAGCTGTTCAAGCGGTTCAAAAATGACGTTGACTTTTTGCTAAAGGTCAAAGCTCCCTTTAAGTTTGATCGTTCAATAAAGTACTTCTTATCTAAGGAGGGTTTAGACTATTTAGACAAAAAGCACAAGGAATTTCACTATAAGCCAAAAAACTCCGAAAAAATGGTTGACCAAAAGATCAAATCAGGAGAGGATATGTTGATCGAAAAAAGAAAAACCCTGAGAGATTTTTTAGATGAGTAAGAAAAGTGTAAAAGAAAAAGTTGGTACTTCGGAATTTATGTCGAAGTTTTTTAAGAGCAATAAAGATTTTCATTATAACTTTGAAGAAACAGCAAAGCCTTATTTAGTTTCAACTGGCTCTCTAATTCTAGACCAGTTTGTCGGTGGTGGGCTTGGTGCTGGACTACAGCGTTTTATTGGCTGCAACGAGGGAGGTAAAACGAACGAAGCCCTTCATGTTATGAAGAACATGCTAGAGACTGTAGAAGACACAAAGGGTCTCTATATTAAAGCAGAAGGTCGTTTATCAGAAGATATCCAGAAACGTTCTGGTTTAAAATTTGTAAGTGATCCAGACGATTGGGAGTTAGGAACTTGTCTTGTCTGGGAGTGTAACATTTATGATACAGTTTTCGATGGCCTTAGAGAATTACTAAGGAATAATCCAGACAAAGAAAGATTTTGCATTGTCATCGACAGTATGGATGGCTTGCTCCCTAAATCTGATTTAGAGAAGACCACTAGTGATGCAGCAAAAGTTGCAGCAGGTGCTGCTCTAACTTCTGATTTTTTGAAGCGAGTTAGTCTTGGTATGGGTAAGTTTGGTCATATGTGCATTATGATCTCTCAGGTTCGGTCAACTATCAAAACGAGTCAGTATGCTGCTAGTGATCCAAACAACCAAACTAATTCTAGCGGTGGCAATGCAGCTCTTCACTATCCAGATTGGATCATAAACTTTGAAAAAAGAAATCAATCTGATCTAATTTTACAAGATCAAAAAGCAAGGCCAAGTCCAGAGAATTCTATTATAGGTCATTACGCTAAAGTTCATATTCAAAAGTCCACGAACGAAAGTACTGGAATGCGTATCCGATATCCAATTAAGCATGGTCGATTAGACGGAAAATCTATTTGGATTGAGCGTGAGATTATCGAAATGCTTCTAATGTGGAACTTCATTGAAAAGTCTGGTTCTTGGTTCAAGATTGATGACGAGCTTATCAAGTATCTTGGTGATAGGGGGATCGAAGTTCAAGAGAAGTATCAAGGAATGAAATCTCTCTATGACCTTTTGGAGAACAATGAAGAAATCACCAAAGGGATGCACTTGTTCATTGCTGAGAATATTTTTGTATGATTTTTTTGACGACAACTGGTCGTGAACAGAAGCTAAAAAACTCTTCCAAATATTTAATTAACTGGGACAAGAAATGTCGTAGTAAAATCCAAAAAAGAGTAAAAGACCTTTTATACTCACACTGGATCTCTGATATAGTTTTTGAAGAGCTTCCTGTTCTTGGGACTAGAATGACTATAGACTTTTATAATGCAAACAAAAAACTTGCAATAGAGGTTGATGGCAATCAGCATTACAAATATAATAAATTTTTTCATTCTAACTCTAGGCAGAATTTCTTGTCGCAATTGCAGAGAGATGAAAAGAAGGAGTATTTTTGTGAAATTAACAAAATTAGACTTGTAAGAATACTGGAGAAGGATACTCTCAATGAAGATCTACTAAACAAGTTGGACGTAATATGAGCCTTTTTGATAAAACAGAAAATACTTTACCTCAAAGTATTCTTACTAAATTGTTCGACTGCACTGGTTCTCCAAGTGGGGGGAACAAGGGCTTCTTTTTATTTTACATAAATGAATCAGGTCATCCTACTTTCGCCACTAAAACAGACAACGCTTGTGTTGATATGGCTCTAACTAAGTTGGTTGAAATATCTCAAGAGAAGGAGGTGGGAGAATGATAGCTAGCTTAGACTTAGAGAAGACCGTTTTAAAAGGTCTTCTCCAGCACCCTCACAAGTGGGCTGAAGTTTCAGTCTTCCTAAATGAAAAAGATTTCTTTAGTGATGATTCTGTTGTAAATCTTTCTATCTTCAAGCTCATTCGAAATGCTTTGGATAATGCGGAGACTATAGATGATACTATACTTATACCAAGATTGGATCAGCTGAAGGTTAGCTTCCCAGATAGTATTGATCTTCCAGAATATATACGCTCTTTGGTTTATCACAAGATAACTGAAGAAATCTTTAT